ATCTGCATTTATATCTAACATGTAGTTCTCCAATTGCTACATTGTTGAGTATGCCTTGTGTTGCTATTTGAAAATTTCCAACATCATAGGTCTTAATATCAGCTGAACCGGGGACTCCAGCTGAGCGGATGTAATGCGCATCCACCATATTTCCTTTCATCATCTTCGGTGGAATTCTTAATCTCATGTTTTCCGAAGGCATGCAATCACAATGTGGTTCTTGATCTTCCATTGCTTGCTTTGTCGTTGGGGAACCATCTGAGGCATCACTATCAAACGACATGATTACTTTTCCTACTTGTCCATCTGTTGCAAATTGTGACACTTCTTTCTTGTAGTAAAACTCTAAGTAATCAAATTGGTATTTCTCATAATTCTTTGCAATTATGGAACCCCAAGGAAACGTTTTAGCTTGTCCAATGTTTACTGGATAAACTGCAACATTGAAATTTGGTGCATTGGCTACTGTGACTTCACCAATATATTCATCTTCTTCTAAGATGTGGGTTCTAGAGAGTCCTCCTCTCTTTCCTCTCGATCCACCTTGTCCAGTGTAATCGCGTCCTCCCCCACGGTTACCATTCCGGTTCCCATTCCTGCGCCGAGGACGTGCAACCTTTGCCTTCACTACTTGGAAGGACTGTTGCTGAGCTCTTTTCTGAGCTCTTTGCTTACGTGTAGCTTTCGCGCCTCCCCCACGTTTAGGTTGGCTTTTCTTAACAACTAGCACTTGTGCCATAGCTGTTTTATTCAGCGGTTTTGATCTTTCTTGTACTTCTGAATAATTAACGGACTGAGTATACATAACTGTTCGTCCGAGGAACAATTTTGACAATCGAGCATCGCTCAAGATTCCGCACTTAGCTTGAATCCAATCTGGGTCTTCCGCACAGATTGTGTCGTATTTATAGAGTAACCATTCAATTAGTTCTCTAGCAAATTTTCTAAACTGTGAATCTGTCCATCCAACAGTAAGAAGCGCAGCAGTTCTCGTCAGGGTAACTGCAGGAGTATGATGTGCTGTGGGCGCATATAACAAAGAAGTCATAAACTTTGTTCTATCATAAACTGGCACGGCTTGGCCTTGGTAGAAAATTGTGTGAGCTGAAAGAAAATCTAACTCACAAGCTGGTCTTGGTTCTAAAGAATCAGTGGTGGTAGTCACTCCAATGAGGTTCCACTCTGCAATAACTGATTTTCCATTAAAGAACTCATGTGCCCAATCTGACACAGTCCAGGTATTATCATCACCAACTAAAATTTTGGCGGTATTGTTTTCATATTCACTATAATTTGGATTTGGACCACATGTACGGATCCAGGCGTATGCTAGCAAGGCATATAATATTAGTGTGTTATCATTAATAGTATTAACTGAACCTGACGGGTTCCCTGTCAATTTAAATACTAAAACTCCTTCGGCTGTAACAACAAGTGAATTGATTAAGTTTCTATAATAAACTTTAATTCTTTGC